TATAGTGAGAATTTTATTTTAACAAAAATATATTAATAATGAGTACAGGAATTAACATAGCATCATCATCAGGTATAACAGTAGGAACAACAGCTGTAACATCAGGAACTATTGGAAGAGTATTTTTTCAAGGAACGGGAAATGTAGTACAACAATCAGCATCTTTATTTTGGGATAACACTAACTCAAGACTTGGAGTAGGCGCAACACCAGCAAGTACAGTTAGACTTGACGTAAGGTCTCAAGGTGCATTATCAACTGATATAGCATTTAGAGTTAGAAATAGTGCTGATACACAGAATATAGTTTCTTTTCATGGAGACGGAAGATTTTTAATTGGTCAGAATGCGGCTAATACTTGTACAGGAGGTGTACCTCAATATGCTATTGCAATAGGAAATTCTGCATCTGTATCTGGCGCATCTGAAACTTACGGTTCTCCAATTGCAATTGGATATAATTCATCAGCTGTTTCATATAACGGTTTATCAATAGGGAATGGTTCAAGTGGAAGTGGTATAGCTATCGGTACTGGTTCAGCAAGTAAAGATTATGAATCAGTAGTAATTGGTGGAACTAATACTGGTGGAGGATTTAGAACTGTTACAATTGGATTTTCAGCTTCAAATACTGGTTATCAAGGGAGTGCAATTGGTTATGATGTAAATAATACTGGAGATGGTGCTTTTGTTTTAGGTACTTTCTTAACAAGTAGTTTAACTCAAGCATTTGTTTATGGAAACACCAATATAAAGTATATAGTTAACAATAATAGTAATATGATTATTGCTAAAGATATACCAATTACTGAAGCAAATAAAGCTACATATTTTGACACAGCAGCTACAAACACTATTACCATTCATAATGGTACAGCTCCTACTGTAACACTTGCAAATGGAGGTCAGCTATATGTAGAAGGTGGAGCATTAAAATATAGAGGTACATCGGGAACAGTTACAACTGTTGCTCCTGCATAGAATTTATTATCTTTACACAAAAAAAATATATTATGGCAATCTTAATTAGAGCAACAGAAGACAAGAAAATTACAATCTCAGGAACAGGTATTGAGTTACCAGAGGTTTATGGTAGAATCCGTTTTGTAGGTGATTTTGCAGGTAACACTATTCAAGGTGAGGTAGCAACATTTGCTAACAAAGATACTTTCTTAGAAGGTAAAATGTTATATACAGATGTTCCTATTGGTAGCTATAAAGCTAATCTTGAAGAAGGTGAAGAACAATCTTTAGACACGGCACACAAATATGCTAAAATAGCTTATGAGCAACAAGGTTATGAAGTAATCATTGACTTAGCCTAAACCAACCACACCACCTTTTGAATAAATAAGTAAAAACACTTAGTTATGCCTTGCAATCTAAATAATTTTTTGTATATTATTATGTATATTTATAAATTATGACAATGGACACAACTACAATAGTACTAGCAATTTTTATAACAGGAACAATTTTTACTATATTTGGATATTTTTTAAAAATCATCCATGCAGATGTTAGAAAAAGTACAGAAGAATTAGGTAAGTTAAAAGGTAAAATAGAACTAGTACAACAAGAAACACAGATAAAATATCAAGCATTACAAGAACTTACTCAACTTGAGATAAAAAACCTAGCAAAGAATGTAGGTGAATTATCAGATGCAGTTAAGATGTTTGTATTAAACAAAACAAAATGAAAGAATTGAAAGGAAGATGGAAATCTAGAACACCACGATTCTGGAAAAAAGTACAGAGAGCAGCAATTGTAATAAGTACAGCAGCTGCTATGATTGTGGCAGCTCCAATAGCATTACCTGCAGCAGTAATTACAGTAGCAGGATATGTAGTAACAGCAGGAACTGTTGCAGCAACCTTATCTCAACTAACAGTTGAAGATAAAACAGAAGAAATTAAAAACCCTAAATAACCAACAATGACAGCAAAAAAGAAAAAAATTGAAGACTTTGAATTAGAAGTAAAAACTAAGAAAGTAAAAGTCAAAGCAAAGAAAGAAGGTAAAAAAGTTAACGTAGTAGTAGATACTCCTAAAGTAGATGCGGAACTTCATATAGATGAAACTAAGAAAGAGTTTAAATATGATGGACAAAAGCTAGATGTTAATGTTACTAAGACAGAAACAGAAACTACTGTTACAGTTGATGCTCAAAACTCTATATTAAAAAAAGTAGGTAATTGGCTAGCTAAATTTTATACTAAAAAGTTTAATAAAACAAAATGAGTTTACTAGATCTTTCTAAAATAAAACAAGTACCTCTCTCAGAAGGACAGTATGTAAACGAGGAGACCAAAAAACTACAGATTGTATTACATCATACAGCAGGAAATTCTTCTGCACCAGGAACAATTAAAATGTGGGACACAGATGACAGAGGACGTATTGCTACATGTGTAGTTATATCTGGTAAAGGTTTATCTAAAGATACTTATGATGGAGAAATTGTTCAAGCATTCTCATCTAAAAAATGGGCATATCATTTAGGTATTAAACCTGATGTATTTCGTGCAAATGCTTTACCATATAAATCTATTGATCCTATAGCAATTGGAATAGAAATATGTAACTGGGGACCAATAACTTTAAAAAAAGATGGTAAGTTTTATAACTATGTAGATAGAGTAGTTCCTTTAGATCAAGTTTGTACATTAGAAAAACCTTACAAAGGTCATATTTATTATCATGCCTATACAGATGCACAGATTGAATCTGTAAGACAATTGCTTGTATACTGGAGTAAGATTCACGGTATCTCTCTTAAGTATAATGAAACAGATATGTGGAGTGTTTCTAAGAATGCTTTATCTGCCGTACCGGGAGTATATACTCATAACTCTTATAGAAAAGATAAGAGTGATATATCTCCTCAACCAAAAATGATAGCAATGCTTAAATCTCTTGTAAAATGAAATTTAGAAACAACTGGAAAAACTATAAGCCTAATTGGAAAACAATAACCATTAGATGTAGAGTATCTCTAGTAGATGTATTATCTATTGAAATAGATCCTCAAAGAAATTTTTATTCTTTTACAATTCTTAATTGGACTCTTAAAAATAGATAGGTTTATAGTAAACATAGAGATCCAGGTGTATAGTATGCCTGGATTTTTTTTGTTTAAATATATCTAGTTTAAACTTTTATTGTATATTTGTTTAAACTTTAAATATACAAAAATGGAAAATGTAAACCAACATCAAGAATTATCTGCTGAAGAACTTCAATTAAAAAAAGAAGAAATGCTTAAGTTTTATACTGAATCAATGCCTTATTTAGAAGCTCAAGCTGTTTATGAAAGAAAACTTTGTGAAATAGATGAACTGAGGTTTAAAAGAGCAAATATTCAAATGCAATATGCAATGATGATGAATCCTTCTACAGATGAAGAATTAGAAGAAGATTTAGAAGAAACTTTGTCTAATGAGAATAATCCATTAGAATCAAAAAGAAAATTAAAAAAAATGTAAGTTATGGCCCTTGTAAATCAAGTTCAAAAAAGGGTTGTATTAAATAAAAAAGATGTAATTAAATTTCAAATTCTAACACATTGTTATATAAATAATATCATTGTTACAGAATCAGATTTAAATTGTCTTACACTTTTAAGTTTAATTGGACCCATTGAATTAACACATTTTTGTTACGATGCCTCTGAGGAATATGCAGTATTTAAATCTGCACAAACTGTAAGAAATTGTATTAATAAATGTGAAAAAAATAAACTTATAGAAAAAGATTCTAAAAATAAAAAAATAATATCTATTAATAAAGATTTTAAAATACAAACAGAAGGTACTATTTTATTAGATTATAAAATTCTTGGCAAATGATTCCCAAAAAAACAAAAGACTATTATAGAGATTTTGCTGAAGAAAATGAATTTTCTCAAGTATTAACCGAATCAATAATAGATTTTTATTATAAGAAAATTAGAGAAACATTAGTTAATTTAAATAACACAAGAGTTAATGTAGAAGGATTGGGCCATTTTGTAATTAAAAAAAATTTAGTAAAAAAATCAATAGGTAAGTATCAATCATATTTATTAAATCATGATACTTCTACATTTAATGCTTATTATAATAAAAAAATGCTTGAAGAAAAAGTACAAAAATTGATTTTTTTATCTGAACAATTAGAAAAGATTGATAAAAAATTAGAAACTTTTATAAATAATAAAAATGAAGAATACACTAAAATTAATTTGGCAGAATCGGAAACAGATTCTGGAGGGGATAACCAATAGTATTCTTAGAGATGAAACAATAGAAGAGATAGCTAGACTAAGATATTCTATTTGTGATGAGTGTGAACTAAAAGGTAAAAAGTGTGCTGTAAAAGGTACGGCTCCTTGTTGTAATGAATGTGGTTGTTCTTTAACTTTTAAGACTAGATCCTTATCATCAGATTGTCCACTTGGTAAGTGGGAAGCCATTGCTACTGAAGAAGAAGAAGACAAACTAGAGAAATTATGATTATATTTAACGCAGATGATCATAGTTACAAAAGTATTGATGACAGTAACATTGATTGGATAAGTGTGACTACGGTTGTTTCACATTTTAAAAAACCTTTTGATGCTAAAAAAACATCAGAAAAAGTTACTAAAAATAAAAAATCTAAATGGTCTGGAATTGATCCTAAAATAATACAAGAAATTTGGGATAATGAAGGAAGTAGATCTTTAAAACTTGGTAACTGGTATCATAATCAGAGAGAAACTGATTTATGTTCATTAGCTTCTATGGAAAGAGAAGGGGTTACAATACCTATATTTAAACCTACTGAAATTACAGAAGGTGTTAAAAAAGCACCAAATCAAAAATTAGATCCTGGAGTTTATCCAGAACACATGGTTTATTTAAGATCAGGTGGTATTTGCGGTCAGTCAGATTTAGTTGAAGTAGTTAACGGTAAGGTAAATATAATTGACTATAAAACTAATAAAAAGATAGATAAAGAATCTTATGTAGACTGGGAAGGTAAATCTGATAAGATGTCTTTTCCTGTAGATACATTAGATGATTGTAATTTTAATCATTATGCTTTACAACTTAGCATTTATATGTATATTATACTAAAGCACAATCCCAAATTAAAACCAGGAAGAATAGTTATCCATCATATTTTATTTGAAATAGAGAAAGAAGATCAATGGGGTTATCCAATAAGTAAGCTAGATATTAACGGAGAACCAATTGTAAAAGAAGTTATACCAATTTCAGTACCTTACTTAATAGATGAAGTATTAGCAATTATTCATTACCTTAGTGACAATAGAGACAAATTTAAAAAGAAATGATTTTAACTAAATTATTTGATGTTCAAAATGGAATAGTAATACCTACTGAACATTGTTATACATTAAAAGCTCTTAAAGATGTAATGGATGTTTATCCAGAAGATTATCTTAAGATCTATTTATATTTATTTTATATGTGTTGTCCTAATCCAGATTTAAATCCTTTCTTCTTTACACCGGATATGGATAAAGAAAATTTAATAGTAGATCAAATAGGTGCTGATTTTTCTATTGAAGATGATACAATATTTGCAGCATTACAGTTTTGTCAAAAAATGTATGAAACACCTACATCTAGAGCATATAAAGGAATTGCATCTATGTTAGATAGATTAGCAAGATATATGGAAACAACACCCATCACACACGGGCGTGATGGTAACATGAACTCTCTTATTGCAGCAGCTAAAAATTATGAAGCCATAAGACAATCTTTTAAAGGTGCTTATAAAGATCTACAAGAAGAACAGTCTAGTAAAGTAAGAGGAGGCATTGGAATGGCCTATGACCAATAATGAGTGAAATTTATCAAGACATACCAACCTATGACAATGGAGAATGGACAACAACAAGTTTTGAATCCAGAGAGGACTTCAGTAAGTTTATCAAAGAACTATTTAAAGAACCTGGTGAATACAGATTTAATGAAACAACAAATCAAATATTCATATCGGAATCAACTAAGTTTAAAAAAGATAGAGTATACTGTACAGCTCCCTTTAAATCAAGAGACTTTATAACTTACTGGGATGATCAAAAAGTAAAATGTAGAAAGGGTCTTATTGTAAAAGATAATGGAGACACATGGTTTCTTGCAAGAGAATATTATATGTGGTTAAACTTTCTACCAATCTTTGATAAAGAAGAACAGAATTTTGGTTTTGCTAAAATTAGAGATGCTCAATATCATATGGCATTATATGAACTCTTAGCAGAACTAAACTATAAACATGCCGCTATATTAAAGAAGAGACAGATTGCTTCTTCATATTATCATATGGGTAAGTTTATAAATCAGCAATGGTTTGAATCAGGTGTTACTCTTAAGATGGGTGCTAGTCTTAAAGATTACATTAATGAAAAAGGTTCTTGGAAATTTTTACAGGAATATGCTGCATTCTTAAATGAACATACAGCATGGTACCGTCCTATGTCACCAGAGAAAGTAATGATGTGGCAACAAAAGATTGAAGTAAGAAAAGGAGATAGAAAAACTGAGGTTGGTCTTAAAGGTACTATACAAGGTATGTCATTTGAGAAAGATCCAACAAGTGGTGTAGGTGGACCTGTTAAATACTTTTTTCATGAAGAAGCAGGTATTGCCCCTAAGATGGATCAAACTTTTGGATATATCAAACCAGCACTAAAATCAGGTTTAATTACTACAGGGATGTTTATCGCAGCAGGTTCTGTTGGTGATTTAGATCAATGTGGTCCCTTAAAAGACATGATTAATAATCCTGACGGTAGTGACATATATGCAATTGAATCAACATTATTAGATCCTAAAGGTACTAAAGGTATGACAGGTTTGTTTATACCAGAACAATGGTCTATGCCTCCCTGTATAGATGATTATGGTAATAGTCTTGTTACTGAAGCTTTAGAATATTTAGATAAATATTTTGAAGAATGTAAGAAAAATATGAATCCAGAAGCATATCAACTTGAATTATCTCAGCACCCAAGAAATATAGAAGAAGCTTTTGCTCATAGAACAGTATCTCTTTTTCCTACACATTTATTAACAGCACAGGAAAGAAGGATAGAAGATAAAGAATATGGTTATGAGTATTTAGATATATCTAGTGATGCTGAAGGAAAACCATCAGTTACAAAAAGTAACAAAAGACCTATAGCAGAATTTCCTATTTCTAAAAAAACAGAAGACAAAACAGGATGCATAGTTGTTTGGGAAAGACCAGTATCTGATCCTACATTTGGAATGTATTATGCATCTATTGACCCTGTATCAGAAGGAAAGACAACTACATCAGAATCATTATGTTCTATATATGTAATGAAAGCACCAGTTCAAGTAACTAAAGTATCTGGTGTAGAGACAGAAACCTATATAGAGCAAGGTAAGATTGTTGCTGCATGGTGTGGTAGATATGATGATATTAATCAAACACACAAACAATTAGAACTTATAATTGAGTGGTATAATGCTTGGGCACTAATAGAAAATAATATTTCTTTGTTTATTCAGTATATGATATCTAGAAAAAAACAAAGATACTTGGTCCCTAAGAGTCAAATTATGTTTCTAAAAGATATAGGTTCTAATGCTAACGTTTTTCAGGAGTACGGTTGGAAAAATACAGGAACACTTTTTAAAGCACATCTTCTTAGTTATGCTATAGAGTATTGTAAAGAAGAATTAGATCAAGAACTTAAACCAGATGGTACAGTTGTAAGGACAACTTATGGTATTGAACGTATTCCTGACCCTATGTTAATTACAGAAATGAGAGAATATGCATATGGTGTCAACGTAGATAGGTTAGTATCCTTTGCAGCATTAGTTGCTTTTATGCATATACAACAATCAAATAGAGGATATACTAAGAGAACAATTATGGATGATGCAGCTAAAAACTTGCAAAAGTCAGAAAATTTGTTTAAATTAAATAAGAGTCCGTTTAGACATATAGGTAATGAAGTAAAAAATAAAATGAGTGGATTAAAAAGATCTGCCTTTAGAAATATTAAATAATTAAATTATGCAAATAATTAATGCATTACAAGCTAAAAAAGGTGCTAAAACACAAAACAATAGAATTGGTAGCATTACTCAACCTTTACAATTTTTGTCTAAAAAAGATAAAGATGATGAATGGGGTGCTTGGAATTTAGATTGGTTAGAATTTCAAGGATTAAGACAAATCCGTAGAAATGCTAGAAGGCTAATGAAGAATTATAAATTAGCTAAAGGTGTTATTGATAAAACGGATTACATAGTTGAAAATGATAATGATTATAAAGAGATTGTAGAATTACTTACAAAAGAAGACTCTTCTGCATTAGAATTAAAATTTTATCCTATTATTCCAAATGTTATAAATGTTTTAGTAGCTGAATTTGCAAAGAGATCAACTAAACTTACATACCGTGCTGTTGATGAATTTTCATATAATGAAATGATGGAGCAAAAAAGAGCAATGGTAGAAGAAACTTTATTAAGTGATGCTCAAGTAAAAGTTACTGCTGCATTATTAGAACAAGGTTTAGATCCTGAATCAGAAGAAGCTCAACAACAACTAGCACCAGATAATTTAAAATCATTGCCTGAAATAGAACAATTTTTTAAGAAAGATTATAGATCTATGGTAGAGCAATGGGCTACTCATCAACATAAAGTAGATACTGAAAGATTTAGAATGGATGAGCTAGAAGAAAGAGGTTTCCGTGATATGTTAATCACAGATAGAGAATTTTGGCATTTTCATATGATGGAGGATGATTATGAGGTAGAGCTTTGGAATCCTGTTCTTACATTCTATCACAAGTCACCAGATATTAGATATATATCTCAATCTAATTGGGTTGGTAAAACAGATATGCTTACTCCTGCAGATGTTATTGACAAATATGGATACCTAATGGATGATGAACAGTTACAGTCATTAGAAGCAATATATCCTATTAGATCTGCTGGTTATAATATAGGTGGATTACAAAATGATGGTTCATTTTATGATGGTACCAAATCTCATGAGTGGAATACTCAAATGCCTTCATTAGGTTATAGACAATATACATCATTTATGGCAGGTAATGTTCTTGATGGAAATGATGTTATAAATGAAATTCTTTCTGAAGGTGAAGATTATAATAATCAAGGTGATTTATATTTATTAAGGGTAAGTACTGTATATTGGAAGTCTCAACGTAAAGTTGGGCACTTAACTAAAATTGTTGAATCTGGTGAAGTAACAAATGAAATAATAACTGAAGATTATAAAGTAACAGATCAACCTATTTATGATACTCGATTATTTAAAAATAAAACAAAAGACAATCTTGTATTTGGTGAACATATAGATTGGATATGGATTAATGAAGTTTGGGGTGGTGTAAAAATTGGACCTAATATTTCTTCTTATTGGGGAATGAATAATTCTGATGGTTTTTCTCCAATGTATATTGGTGTAAATAGAAAAAAAATTGGACCTCTTAAGTTTCAATTTAAAGGAGATAATTCATTATATGGTTGCAAATTACCAGTTGAAGGAGCAGTCTTTTCAGATAGAAATACTAAGTCAACAGCACTTATTGACTTAATGAAACCATATCAAATTGGATATAATATAGTTAATAATCAGATTGCAGATATATTGGTTGATGAACTTGGTACTATTATTATGCTTGATCAGAATACTTTACCCAGACATTCATTAGGAGAAGACTGGGGTAAAGGTAATTATGCAAAAGCATATGTAGCAATGAAAAACTTTCAGATGCTTCCTCTAGATACATCTATTACAAATACAGAGAATGCTCTTAATTTTAATCATTTTCAAAAATTAGATCTTTCACAAACAGAAAGATTAATGGGTAGAGTACAATTAGCTAATCACTTTAAAAATCAAGCTTATGAAGTCATAGGAGTAAATCCTCAAAGGATGGGACAACAATTATCTCAAATGACTGCTACTGGAGTAGAGCAAGCTGCTTCTGCTTCTTATGCACAAACAGAAGTTTACTTTATACAACATGCTGATTATTTAATGCCAAGAGTTCATCAAATGAGAACAGATTTGGCTCAATATTATCATTCAACTACTCCATCAACAAGATTAACATATATAACTGGAAATGATGAAAAAGTTAATTTTGAAATAAATGGAACTGAACTTTTGTTAAGAGATTTAAATATATTCTGTACTACTACAGCAAATCATAGGGCAATTTTAGAGCAGTTAAAACAAATGGCTGTGCAAAATAATACTACAGGTGCTAGTATTTATGATATAGGTAAAGTTGTTCAATCTGATTCAATTGCTGAACTTAATACTGTTCTTAAATCTACAGAACAAAAACAACAACAACAAAAACAAGCAGAAATGCAGCAACAGCAGCAAATGCAAGAACAACAACTTCAACAACAACAAGAAATTGAAAAAATGAAAATTGATTCTGTTGCAGCTGAAAATGAAAAAAATAGACAAAGAGATATCTTAGTTGCTGAAATCAGAGCTGCTGGATATGGAGCAATGGCTGATATAGATAAAAATGAAATATCTGATTACAGAGATGCTATGAAAGATATAAAACAAACAGAACAATATCAACAGCAGACTGAATTACAAAGAAATAAACAAAACAATGACATGATTAAACATGGTCAAAAATTATCATTAGAAGAACAAAAATTACAAACACAAAAAGAAATAGCAGATAAACAACTTCAAATTGCTAAAGAAAATAAAAATAAGTATGATTCAGAAAAATCAAATAAAAAGAAAACTTAGTTAGCTATATAGTGCTAAAATTTTTTTTTATTCTTTTAAATTTTAAAAATTTATGCTTATATTAAAGTAACAAACCAATAAAAACCAACAAATGGAAACAAACAATAATAAACCTGATGAACAGGTACAAGATTCTACAACGGTAGAACAAATAGATGTAAATATTGATGAGATTTTTGGAATGCCAGGAGCAGAGAGTATTATGCTACCTGAAGAAGAAAAACCAAAATCTATGTTTTCTAAAGAAAGCAAGTTAGACACATCGTTCTTTGACAATAAAATTGATTCTGAAAAAAATAATCAAGAAATTAAGCCTGAAGAAATTGAAAGTACAATTAATGAGCTTAATGAACTTATCATACAAGAAGAAGATGCTGGTAATAAAGGTAGACCTAAAGTTGATAAATCTGGTCTTTATGAACTAGCACAAAAAATGATTGAAGATGGTGCATTAGTTCCTTTTGATGATGATAAAGATTTAGAAGAATATACTACTAAAGACTTTAGAGAATTGTTTGAAGCAAACTTTCAAGAAAGAGAAGCTCAAGTAAGAAAAAATGTCCCAAAAGAATTTTTTCAAGCACTACCACAAGAATTACAAATTGCAGCTAAATATGTAGCTGATGGTGGTACAGATCTTAAAGGTTTATTTAGAACTCTTGCCTATGTTGAAGAAATAGTTCAATTAGATCCTGAATCTACAGATGATCAAGAAGAAATTGCAAGACAATATTTAAGTGCAACTAATTTTGGTACATATGAAGAAATTGAATCAGAAATAGATGATTGGAGAGATTTAGGTAAACTTGAACAAAAAGCATTACAGTTTAAACCAAAACTGGATAAAATGCAAGAAAAACTTGTTGCAAGACAATTAGCAGAACAAGAAGGTAAAAAGAAACAACAAGAAGATGCTGCTAAATATTATATAGATAATGTTTATAGTACATTATCTATTGGAGAAGTTGGTGGAATTAAACTTGATAAAAAAACTCAAAGCTTATTATATACAGGATTAGTGCAACCTAGCTACCCATCTATTTCAGGAAAACCTACAAATTTATTAGGACATCTTTTAGAGAAGTATCAATTTGTAGAACCACGTCATGATCTTATTGCAGAGGCACTTTGGCTACTTGCAGATCCTGATGGATATAAAAATAAAGTAAGAGATATTGGATCAAAAGAAGCTACTGAAAAAGTAGTAAGACAATTAAAAACAGAACAATCAAGAAGATTAACTTCTTCTAGTAGTGGTGAAGAAGAAGAACAAAGATATACTTCTACAAGACCACAAAAAACAATTAAAAGACAAAACAATCTCTTTAAGAGATTTTAATTAGTAACAATTTAAATTAATATATAAAATGGCAACTCCAGTTTTAAACAATGGTATATTCCTCAGAGATACCGCTTACAATGCAAGTTCCCATGTGGATTCATACCACCTGGTGAATATGCTAAAAGATGCTGAACCTATGGATTTAGGTCCAGTAGACTTATGGGCTATGACTCAAAAAGTTGAAATGCCCCTCTATCAAATGTCATCATTTGGTGGTAAAAATGTAATCAATGTTGATAATGCTCGTGGAGAGTATAGATGGCAGACTCCTGTCGCCAATGATCTTCCTTACATTATTGAAGACATTGAACCAAATAATGCTTTTAAAGGTACAGATGGTTCTACGTTCCGTATTAAACTTAGCAGACGTGAGTTTGGACATGGTGATATTATCACTTATGACAAATACAACGGAGTTGAGATGTACATTACAGATGAGGATATTCTTCCTATAGGAGATGGTTTTATCTATACTGTTCAATTAGTTAACAATGATAACTTTAAATTTCTTGAGTCTAAGTATTTAACAAATGGTACTAAGGTATTCCGTAAAGGTTCTGCTCGTGGTGAATATGGAGAAAGATTCTCTGATATTACAACAAGAACTGGATTCCGTGAATTCTATAACTTTGTTGGTGGTGCAGAAGCTCATGTTCATTACTCAGTATCTTCTCGTGCAGACTTGATGATTAAAGGTGGAATGAATGCAGATGGTACAGTTCCTGTAACTGAGATCTGGAGAAACTTTAATGCTAACAATGATCCTTCTATCTCTTCATTAGAAGACATGGTTAAAGTTATGGGTAAAGATAAAGTAAAGAAAGCATTTGATAATGGTGATCTTTCTAGAACTTTCTTAACTCAAATGGAAGCTGCTCACTTATCTAAAGTTGCAACTGACATTGAAACTTACCTAATGTGGGGACAAGGTGGTAGAGTTCGTCAAGATGGTCCAGATGATATTAGATTATCTGTGGGTCTTTGGAGACAATTGGATAACTCTTTCAAAAGAGTATACAACAAAAATAACTTTACACTTGATTTGTTCCGTGGAGAAATTTATAATTTCTTTAATGGTAAAGTTGAGTTTCAAGGTCCAGATCCAAAAAGATCTCTAATAGTTCAAACTGGTATGGGTGGAATGAGAATGGTAAATGAAGCTATTAAGAGAGAAGCTGTTGCTTCAGGTCTTTTAATTCAAGCTGCTGACATTGGTGCTATCACTGGTAAAGGTATGGACTTGAACTTTGGATTTGCTTATACTTCATATGTAATTCCATTCTTAGCAAATGTTAAGTTTGTATTGAATCCTGCATTTGATAACATTCATACAAATGATATTGAGAACCCAATTATTGATGGTTTCCCATTGTCTTCTTATAGTTACATTATCTTTGACATTACTGATAATACTAATGACAATATCTACTTATTGAAGTTGTCTTGGGATAATCAATTAAAGTGGTGGTATCAAAATGGAACTATGGATTATATGGGACGTTCTCAAGGATTCCAGTCTTCTGGACAATTCAATGGATACCGTGTAATGATGTCTCAAACAATGCCAGCTATTTGGGTTAAAGATCCAACTAAAGTTCTTAAAATTGTTATGAGAAATCCAGTAACAGGTGGATCATTCTAATATAAATAATATCAACTAGAAAGGATGGGGAGGGGGAAACTCCTCCCTTTTTTTTAAATTTAATAACCAACAAATAAAAACCAACAAAACAATGGAAACAACAAATTTTACAATGGTAGAGGTAGGAGTAGGAAGTATTAAAAAAACTTCTATTGCCGTTAGACCTTACTTTGACAAACAATCAACTAACATGGGTTTAGAAGATTATGGTATGAGTCTCTTTGATGGAGTAACTCATAATGAGCAACTTGCATGTCTTGAAGCCAATGGGGTTATAAGATATATTACAGGGCTCAATGAATTTTCACCTGAGATTAAACTTTTATCTACTGAAGTAAGAGAAGCAAGAATTAGAGAAATAAGAAGTTCGGTAGCTGAATTAGAAAAAGAATTAGCTTCAAATATTATTGATCCTGATGATAAAGATTTTTGGAATCAAGTAATACTTCTTAAACCTAATAATACAGAATTCTGGAATAAAATAGAAATGTCATGTGGTAATGAAGCTATATATTTAGATCCATTAAAGCCATTTGATAGAATCAAACTTCATGCTATTGAAGCAGGAGGATTTGCAATGATTGCAAAAAGTTATGAAGATGCAAGATCAAAAGCAGTTCCACCTAAATTTTACTTAGATAAAGAAGAAGAAACAGTAATGGTAAGAACAGAATACAAGAAACTCCGTAACAAAGCTTTATCTGAACTTCAAAAATTATATGATAAAAATAGTACTAAACTATTCTACATAGCAAAAGTAGTAGATGCAAACAGTACACAATATAGAAAATCTACACCTCTAGATATCATTTATGAAAATATGGATAAATATATTTCTGGTGAAGGAGCTGAATCTAATAAAGAAAGAGCAGCAAAAACATTCATGGATGCTACAAATTTAGACATGGAAACATTAAAAATTAAATCAATTGTTCGTGATTCCAGTTTTTTTAAGTATATTGTAAGTAAGCCTGATGGATATATTTACCATACTAAACTAAATGCTTTACTTGGTAGAAATGTATCAGATGTAATTGAACACTTAAAAAATCCACTACATGAGGATATTTTAAAAGATTTAATTCAAGCTTGTGAGAAATATTGGAACTCTTAAATTTAAAATAAAATGGCAACTAAAATGAAAATTAAAAAAATGAATGAAGGTGGAAGAACTGGAAGAAGCATTAGTCAAAAAGCAGCAACTAGAAAAACTTTAAAAGATAAAGGATATATAGTTGGTTCAGATTCAGAAGGTAATAAAGGTTCATACGTACCTTATTCTAAAAATCAAAAAAAGTCAACATCATCTCCGGGTAATGTAGAAGCTGCCCTATCTCAATCAAAACCTCCAAGACCTATTAGAAAAGAGGGTGGTGCTATAAAACCTAAAATGATGACTGGTGGTGCTAAACCTAAAGCTATGTATGGAACTGCTATGAAACCGGGTATGATGAGAAAAGGTGGTTCTAAAAAGTCTTGTTAAAAACATGGCTACTAAGAAAGCTACTAAAAGTAAAGTAAACCAGGCTGGTGTATACACTAAGCCTGGTATGCGTAAGACTATATTTAAAAGATTAAAAGCTGGTACTAAAGGTGGAGATCCTGGAGAGTGGTCTGGTAGAAAAGCACAACTAATGGCTAAGGAATATAAAAAAAAGGGCGGTGGATACACAAAGTAAGAAGTAATGGCAAAAGATCCTCAACAAAGTCTTAGAGATTGGTCTGCACAAAAGTGGATGACCTCTGGAACTGCAGCTAATAAAAAGAAAGGATCTTCTAAAGAAGTAAAGTCAAAGGGTAAAAAAAGATATTTACCTGAAGCTGCTTGGTCAAGTCTTACTTCAGGAGAGAAAGCTGCTACTAATAAAGCTAAAGCTAAAGGTAATAGCAAAGGAAAACAGTTTGTTAAGCAACCAAAAAATATTGCAGCAAAAGCAGCAAGACATAGATAAGATGGCAAAGACTAAAGCACAACAAGCAGCAATAGCTATCTCTATGAAAAGAGCTGGTAAAACTCCTAAGATGGCTAAAGGAGGTACTGCTAAAAGTTGTTGGCCTGGTTATGAAAAAAAAGGTACTAAAAAGATGTATGGTAAAACATATAATAACTGTGTAAAAAAATAATTATGGCAATTAAAAAAACAACAACTAAATCAACACCGGCTAAGAAAACAAGTTCTTCAGTTGGTATTTCCATTTTTGGTGGTAAAGCTGATATGAGAAAGTATGAAATTGAATCTGCTATGTCTACATTACAAAGAGCTTCTGAGATTCAGAAGAATACTAAGTTAATGGCAGATGTAAAAAAGATGGCAGCTGAAAAAGCAAAGGAGTTTACTAATATTGCAGCAGGTAAAAAGATTTAATCATGGACAGAATAAAAAGATTAAAAGAAAAAGAAACAAGACTTGTAACCAAAGGTAATAAGGCTGTTGATGAAGGTAGAGATAAAAAAGCAGATAGAATATTAGGTAGAGCTGCTAAAGTAGAAAACCGTATTATTAAACTATCTGAGAGAAAAAAAGGTGGAGCAGTTAAAACTAAAAAGAAAAAATAATAATGCCTACAGTCAAGATTGGTACTGAAAAACACAGAGTTTACAAAAAAACTACCAAGATTGGTAAAGGTAAGCCTGGTGATATAATGGTAAACCATCCTAGTTCAGATAATGAAAGATACGACACCATTAATCTAACTAAAAAAGCAGGAGCTAAAACAGTTAAGCAAGGTGTAGCTGCTAGTAAAAAATGGCATAAAGAAAATCCTATGATACCCAAAGGTTATCACAAAATGCCTAATGGTACTATTATGAAAGATAGTGCACATAAAAAAACTAAAAAGTAATTACAATATTTTTTTTACCAAAAAATTTTTATATTTATATAATAAACTTAAAACTTAGAAATTATGCCACCAAAGCCGAAACCAGGATCACTTAAAATTGTTAAACCTACAGCAGATAGTACTAAAATTTATGTTAATAAGTATTATAAAGATATTATTAATTCTAATAAATCTTTAAACGAAAATGGTTTTTTTAATAAAAAAACTAAAGATTTATTAAATATACAAGATAGAACTTTAGAATCAATTAAAAGACAAGCCAACAAAGGAAAACCAGGTTATGATCAAAATGGATTTCCAATTAAAAAATCAAAACTAGGTGGTCCTGTCCTTAAAGGTTCAGCTCATAAAAAAACTACAAAGAAAAAGTAATGGCAAAGACTGCAGCATGGACAAGATCAGAAGGAAAAAATAAGACAGGTGGATTGAATGCTAAAGGAGTAGCTTCTTATAGAGCTGCTAATCCTGGTAGTAAATTACAGACAGCTGTAACTACAAAACCTTCTAAACTTAAAGCAGGAAGTAAAGATGCTAAGAGAAGAAAAAGTTTTTGTGCTAGATCTGCAGGGCAAATGGCTAATTTTCCAAAAGCTGCTAAAGATCCAAATAGTAGATTAAGATTAGCAAGGAAAAAATGGAATTGTTAATATGCCATCAAAGAAAATAGAATATAGTTGTACACATTGTGATAATTCTTTTATAAGAGGTAAATCAGATATTGAAAGAACATTAAAAAAGAATAATACTGTTTTTTGTAGTATTTCATGTTCAAAAGAGTATAGTAATAAAATACAATTAGAAGAAGGTTTTTCAGAAAACAAAGTATGTAAAAAATGTAATATAGAAAAACCAAGAACAAATGAATACTTTACAGCACATAAAAGAACTTTAGATAGTTTTGATAGTTGGTGTAAAACATGTAGAGGAAATTATAGAAGTGAGATAAGAAGAGGTCAGTATAGATCAATGATTAGTGATGAAGAATTAAAAGAATTAATCAAAACTGAAGGTTGTATTATATGTGGTTCTGAAGAAAAACTTGTAGTTGATCATTGTCATACTACAAATATAGTAAGAGGAATGCTTTGCAATAATTGTAATATGGGATTAGGTCATTTTAAAGATGATCCATTTTTATTAGAGTTTGCACGGATTTATTTACTATATTATAATAAAGAGTCTTCTGAAGCAGAAAAGTATTTAGAAAAATGGAATTAATTATTTAAATATATATATTATGAAAACTAATTGCAAGAGTTGTGGAGGAGCAGCAAAGAAGATGAAAAAAGGTGGTATTACACAAGACATAGTTGGTATGCCTGGATATAATGCAAGAACAGATACCATGAAAAAAGGTGGTCCTGTAAAACCTAAGATAAAAATGATGTCTGGTGGTTCATTAAAACCAGTTCCTACAAATAAAGTAGGACTAGCAAAACTACCTACTGCTGTAAGAAACAAAATGGGTTACATGAAAAAAGGTGGTGTTAAGAAAAAATAGTAATGACAACTAAAAAGAAGTCAGACAAAAACTGGATACAGGATGTAACAGCTTCTATTAAACGTAGAGGTACTGCTGGTAAATGCACTCCTATAACTAAACCAGGTTGTACAGGTAAAGCTAAAGCACTTGCTAAAACTTTTAAAAAAATTGCTAAAAATAAATAATTATGGGAAAGAGTAGAAAGGTTTCATCAATATCTAAAGAGTTTGATGGTAAAGAAGTTCAAGGAAAACTTATTGAAAGATCTGGTTTGTTTGGTAGTAATGTGTCTAAAGAGGTTTTTAAAATGCCTGGAGGTGGTAAACACATTGAGAAGACTAGAACTAATAAAAAAGGAGATGTGGTTTCTAGAATGTCAAAAGATACAAAAGTAAACCCTCTTGTATTTTTTAATAAAAATAAAGCTGAAGCTTATAAAAAAGCTGGTGGAGCAATGGATGCCTATAAAAAATCTTTAAAGAAAGCTCAAGATGGTTTGTCTGTAAAATCAGGTCCTCTTAGTGAAGAGGATACTAAAAGACTTGATCTTTATTATAAAAATAATATGGAAAAAGCAAATAAGATAGGCAAAGGTTCAACACCGTCACTTAAAGGATATTCTGCTATACCAATGAATCAGAGAAATGATCTTGAAAATATGATAAGAACTGATGAATCTAAATCATTTAATACACAAAAAGTAAATGTTAAAAAAGGCGGATTTGTAAATAGAAAAAAGAAATAAGACATGCTGAATAGCACTATTACCATAAAGATAAAACAAAGGATCAACAAGCTTGATTCTCAAGATTATGACAACATAACCTGCTGGCAAGTAGTTGAGTCTTTTAATAAAGCTCAGATTGAATGGTCTAGAAGACAACTTCATGGTATTAATATGACTAAAGAAGGTGATGAAGGTTCAACAAGAAGGAAGGATGACTTGCAGATATTGCTTGATACTTTTGATTTAAGCATTACAAATGAACAATATTATTATGCAGGAAAACTTCCTGAAGAATATTTACAGTGGAAACGTGTAGATATTTTTTCAAAAAAAGGATGTTGTGATAAAAGATCAATGATGGTATATCTTGCTGAAGAAGGAAATCTTAGAGAATTACTTAGAGATAAAGGAAAACAACCTAGTTTTGAATGGGCTGAAACTTTTGCTACTTTAAAAGGGGGTGATGTTAATTTATATACTAATGGAGATTTTGATATAGAGTCTGCACAATTAGTATATTATAGACAACCTATTAAAATACAAATTACCGGATGCTCAGATCCTTATACAGGAATCACTTCTACTACAGATGTACAATGTGAATTTAAAGATGATATTATAGAACTAATAATTGATGAAGCAGTAAGTATTTTAGCAGGAGATATAGAATCTGGTAATCAATTCTCTAGAGGTACAGAAGGTGCTGAAAGAAATAATTAATTAAAATATTTGGATATTAAAAAACTTTTTACTATATTATAGTATATTTATTTATTAACTAAAAACAAAAAACAATGTCTTATTTTAATCATGCCTATAGAAAGGTCCTTTTGGGAACAGGAGGAATTTCTGATTTAGATGGTGTTCAGTTAGGTACTCCAACTGCACCAGGAGCTTTTACTTATAATCAGTTGGGAGCAGCTCAAATCACATTTATTAACCCAGATACTTTTGAAGTTTCACCAGATGCTGAAACTGATCCATGTTGTGCAGTTATTGTTGCATCAGGTTCAATTTATCCAAATGATAAAGTTGGTAAATTTCATGGAGGATATCAAGAGTCTAACAAAACTAAAACTATCAAACCTCAGTATGTGAGTAAGTATTGGTATGTTGAAGCTAATGCTCCTTCTAAATATGTAACTAATGTTGGATACACTCCTTGGAATGTTGCTAATCCACCTTCAAGTTCTAATCCAGGAGAAACTGGTGGTACTTGTTGTAAAGAATTTTTATGTGGTGAAACTTACTATTTACGTTTAGATGTTAAAGGTGCTCCAGCATTAAGGTTATTAGATCACAATGCTTACTTAACTCTTGAAGCATATACGGGATGTTGTCCGGATTCTCCAGATGATCCTGCTATTGCACCGGTACCAGTTGATCCACGTAAAGTATATTTTGCTTGGGCTAATCAAATTTTAGAATCTCCAATCATCAATCCATTTGTATATCCAATTGTAACATATTCTGATGACAATGGTGCTACTTGGAGATACTATTATCCAGATAATGTTGACTTAGGTACATTACCAGTACCCCCACTAAATGTAACATATGAAAATTATTCTGCATGGTCAGAAGAAGCATATACAGCAGATATGTGTGCTGGATTTACTTTAACTGGTGCTTATGAAGATACTAAGTTTGGTGACTGTACATTCCAAGTTTCTGATTATTATGGTTTAGAGCCAGTAAGAGTATATGCTTCTGAAGTAGACTATACAGGTTCTCCATGTGAGTTCCAAACACTTTGTGTAGGTGTAGAATGTCCTGGTTTACAAGCTAATGGACTTGGAGAAACTGTAGCAAGAGATTTCATCTTGTCAGAATCTTACAGACAAAACTTCTTTGCAACTGACTTCAGGATCCGTGAGATTACTCAAGGTGATGCAATTGTAGGATGTAAGGGTTTCATTAATAGAAATTCACTTTATGATAGAATCTATATACTACATAATGTACCACGTTTCTACAATCCATCTGGTACATTTGATAATGATCAATACTTAGTAGAGATTATTGTTAATCAAGGTGACATTATTAGTCCAACTGGTGTATGGAATGCTATAAATGATTGGTTAGATGCTTGTACTACATGTACTGCAAAACCAACTGTTACTGGTAGCAATTGTGAATCTCCACTTGTACCTTTCCCAGGTGATGAAGTTCCAGTACCAGCTGGTCTTTAATTAAAGTTTTATAAACTCATAAAAGGAGAGTGAGAGTATAACCTCTTCCTCTCCTTTTTTATTATAATATTATGGCAAATCATGTCTTAAGTTTAGAAATTCCTACAGTATCAAATCCTTGTGTACTTAAGATATTTGATACAAGTGTATATTCACCATTAGTAGGGTTACATAATCCACGATTAGAAATAGTTATTCCGGGATTTACATATACTGCAGAATTATCTTTTGTACCTAATTCTACTCCTACACTTACAGCATGTGATTTAGGATTACAAACAGAAAATTGTGGTACCTCTTATGTTAATTTACCAGATGGTATTTATGGTATTAAATATATTGTAGATCCAGAGTGTCAAGTATTTGTAAGTTATAATCATCTAAGAATAACTTGTGCTCTAAATAGATACGAAAAAATACTTTGTACTTTGAGTATCTCAGATTGTGATCCTCCAGCACAAATTAAACAGAAGCTGAGAGATCTTCATTTAATTAAAATGTATTTAGATGCAGCAAAAGCAAAAGTAGAAACATGTCATGAAAATCAACAAGGTATGACATTATTTAATTATGCTGTTAAACTTTTAAATAAATTTGAATGTAAAAATTGTTAAACCACAAAACCAACTAAAATGAGTACATGTCCAAACTGTAAAAAAAAATTATCATGTGGATGTCAAAAAAGAAAAGCAAGCAATGGTAGAGAAGTATGCAGTAATTGTTTAACTAGTTATGAAGCAACAGTAAATAATAAATCAGCAACAACAGTAAATGTTCCTGAGTTAACTAGTTTAAGAAAAGAAAAATATAGAAATTTAAATAAATTTATAAAGTAAATGTCAATTCCAGGAACAGGATTTACAAGCCCTTATGTTGAAATAGTTAACTGTTGTAATACATCAGATAGAGGACTTTTTAATATAGAAGGATTGGATTACATAACATTTGTAGATGGTGTGTATGAATATACAGGTGCTGGTTTTACTCTTGCAGGAATGACATTTGTAGCAGGTAATTGTTATACTATAGTTTATCCTGGAAATACTAATGTTTCATATCCTATAATATCTGCTATTAACTATGCAGACTTTAGTTTATTTGAAGGCGGGTGTTTAGCATGTGTAAACTGTGATGCTTTATCATTAACTAAATTAGTTTTTACAAGCTGTTGTGATAGTGTACCACAAGTAGAAACTTTAGGACAATTACCAATTGGACTTACACAATTAATAATTAGATATACAGGATCTTTAGTAAATGGTTTTCAAAATTTGTGTTATGTTGTAACACAAGAAAATAGTACACCTGAAGAACAAGCAATTTTACCTCCACAACCTCTTGCATCTTCATATGTGATACTATCAAATGATCTTGAAGATGCGTGTGATGATTATAAAGTCCCTGAATGTCCTGAATGTCCAGATCCACAGTGTTATACTTTAGTTAATTGTGATGGTGGTTTTATTAATACTTGGCAAAATTTATCAACTTATGTAGGTCAATATGTAACATTAGTAGGTTACACAGGAACATTCTTTGTATATGAAAATGATGGTGAATGTAAAAATGCAGTTATATCTGTTGAAATTGATGACCTAGCCGATCCTTGTCCTTGTTTATGTTATGAAGTTGAAGGAACTTTAAGTAAATTATTATATGTAAATTGTGATAATGAAGTAATTAAGGATCCTACTATAACTAAATTCTGTTCAACTGTTTACCCAATCTATCAAGGTAAACCTGGTGAATTTCAAATAATTGAAGGAGAACTTTGTGAAGATGGTATGTGTCCTACAGTATGTTATACACTTACTAATTGTTCTACTGAAGAAGTTATATATTCTACATCACAATTACTTTATCAATATTTTAATACAGGCTCTGTAGTTACATTACTAGGATATGAAGGATGTTGGGAAATAGGAGAAAGTCCAGTAGTTAATTGTGATTGTATTACTGTAACTATAGAAGATAGATTAGGAGTAAATGAATATACTGCACTTAATATTGGAACTTATAATGGATGGGACACTTGGAAATTTACAATTGGTACTGATGATTTCTTTATTTGGAATAATGCTATAAATCCACTTAGTAATTGGACAATTACAATTGATGACTGTTGTGCTGTTCCTGGTTTTACTTATGCTGAAAGTACAGTAGACAGTGATTGTCCAGAAGCAATAAGTGATGGTACTTTAACAGGTTGGGTTATTAATCAAAGCGTGCGTGATCCTTGGATAAATATTCAGACAGAAAAATGTGCAGGTCCATGTGAATGTCCAGTAGATGTTACTGTTATTCAAGAATTTGAAGATTGCCCTAGTTGTGTACCATATGTAGCTTATAAACTTCAAAATTGTGAGAAGATATATGAAGTACAATATACTACTCAAGATTTATCAGCATATCTTGGACTTGTAATTAGAGATGATTGTGGATGTTGGACAATTACGGAAATAGATTATGTACCACCCTCAACTACACTTATTACAGTAGATGCATCATTTAAAACATGTTCTGTTTGTGCATCTGTTGTTTATAAACTTACAGATTGTCTTGATCCATTGAATATTATTTATTCTACTACAGATTTATCAGAACAGATAGGATCAGTTATAAAAATAAAAAATTGTGATTTATGTTTTAGTGTTGCAATTTTAGTAGACTATACTGATTTAGAAAATGTAGAAAATGTTATTGTTGTAGAAGAATATGAAAGTTGTAATGATTGTATTGATTTACCATGTCAATGTAGCACAATTACTAATTATTCTACAGAAACAAAAACATATGCTTATTTAGATTGTGAATATAACAGTTTTCAAATAATACTTGAGTCTGGTCAAACTAGTGATAGAATATGTCTTTTACAATGGTCTGTAGTAAATACTCCACCAATTGACTGTGATTGTATTAGTCTTAGTATTGATGGTGAAAGTGTTGCACCATTTTATATAACTTCTTACGATATTAATGAGAATCCTGTTTATACATCATTTCTTATGGCGTATAGTACCTATGAAATAAACTTTAATATAGTAACTCAATGTTGGGATTTATATATTGCACCAAGTGAAGTTCCTGTAGCTTCACTATGTAACACTCCAGAATGTCCTGTTGGAGTTTTTATTAGCGTTTTAATTAAGCCTATTATTTATTCATCTACGCTTTGTAGTATCCAACCACCTGTTCCATCAGATTTTGTTTGTACTGATCATATTCAATACTTTGGTAATTGTCAGCATGGAGTTTGTCCACCACCAGTTTTTAAAAACAATAGAACTGTAAGACCAGGATATAATACACCTATATGCACACCTGCAAAATATGATGAAATTACATGCAATTTTGCAGATATTATATATAAGATAGTTCTTGAAAAAAGATATGGTATTACTAACTGTTGTCCTGATGAAGATGATAGATGGTTAATACAAAAAGAACTAATAGACTTACAAGCTTTAAAAGATCCAAACTATAATTGTCCAAGTTGTTCATGTTCTTGTAATTCTGGAAATACATATTCTACTTGCAATTGTAAAAAATAATTTGTATATTATAATAAGATAAAAGTATGAAACCTTTAAATTTAGATAATAGACCTTGTTCTCCTGTATCATCTAATTGTGTGATATGGCAAGGTCCTACATTAAATTGTATTAACTTATGTACAGGTGATACTATATCTGATGTAATGGCCAAAATGGCTGAAGAATTATGTACTCTTTTAGATCAAACTAATGTAGATAACTATGATCTTACATGTCTTGGTGTAACAAGTTGTGGACCAAAAGATTTTCAAGCTCTTATTCAATTGCTTATTGATAAAATTTGTGAGTTAAACAATCTTCCAATAGATGATACAAAATCAGAAGGAGCATGTCCTGATTGTGTAGTAACTGTTGCATCATGTTTAAGAGAACAAGATTCTAATTTACCGGCTACAATGCAACTACTTGATTATGTTCAGCTTCTTGCAAATAAAATTTGTAGTATAATTGATGTAATTGGAGATTTACAAGACCAAATAGATAATCTAAATATTAGAGTTACCATATTAGAAGAAGCTACACCACCATCATTTGTTATTCCTTCATTTACATTAGCTTGCCAAATTGGTACATTAACTGGAGCACAGTTTATAAATATTATTTTACAAGAATTTATAAATAATGTTTGGTGTGACTTCTATGCTACTACAGGAACAACATCTGAATTGAGTAATGCTGTTCAATCAATTTGTATTCTAGATACTGATTTGCAACTTACTACAGGTACACCTTTTTCAACTAATCCAAATTGGGTAGACGCAGGATCATATAATACAGTAGCTGATGCAATTAATAATATTTGGATTGCACTATGTGATGTTTATAATGCATCAGTAAGTGTTCAAGACACAAATACAATTGATTTAAATTATACAGGAGGTATACTAACGGCTAACATACAAGATACAGGTTGGGTAGATTTAAATGGTTTTGAATTTTATGCAGCAGGTGTAGGTAGACCTCAATGTAGAAGAATAGGTAATGTTGTACATTTTAGAGGTACTGCTGTTATTCCATTAGAAGCTGTTCCAGGAGGTTCACCTCTTGAATTTAATAACAGTGCTGGTGGTAATACATACATTACTCAAACAAGTGTTGCTCCATCTACAACTGGAGTAGGTTCTGTTTATCTTAATGTTGATGGAGCTATTTATTTTAATGCAAATACTAGTGTGATTCCAAGTTCAGTTGTTGCTTCAACAGCATCAGGAGGTTTTTATTTTGATAATGCTTATACAAAACAATTTACATTAGGTACAAGAGGTATACTTATTGAAAATTCGGCAGCTCCTACTGATTTAATATCAACAGCGTTAAATACTGTTGGTACATTAATTATAACCAAAGACGGAAAGTTGGCTATAACTATTATCAGAGATGCAGAAGAAACAAATGTATCTGCATATCAAAGTAATTATTCTTATCATACATCACATTTAAACTATATTATTTCCCATGTTGTATTAAATGAGTTTGTTCCAAACTTTCAAGCACTTGCTACAACAGTTCATTCTTCATCTGGATCTGGTATTCAGACAGTAGATATAGATCATACACAATCCGGTACATGGACAATTGCTAGATCTGCACCAACAACACCTTTAATATACAAATATAGATTTTCATTTAATGGTAATGATATAAATAGTCTAGGTGGTGTTGCCTATAATCTTGATGGTTTAATGGCTTACATTGATCCTTGTACTACTGATATAAAATCTTATAATTGTCCTTAAGCATAAGTTTAAATATATATATAAATTAATTAAATAAAAATAAAATGGCAACTCACACATGTAATCAAAACTGCGGCTGTACAAACAGTTACACTGTAACTGCACCTTGTCCACCAGCATGTTCAGAAGTATTTAATGCAGCTTGTATTGTATATACAGGTACTGATATAACTTGTAATACAACTACAGTAATTAGTAGATATGACTATCTAGATACAGTAATTACTAAATTAGTAAACTATATCTGTAATACAGTAGGTCCTGTAACCACGGTTGTAGGTTCTACTTATATTGACGTTGTACCAGCAACCGTAGGTAATGTAACAACATATACAGTATCAGTTGATATTCCTGCACTACAGGCTTACTTTGATATTATTATTGCACAAACTATTGCATCATCATTTTTTGCTGGACCTGGTATTGATGTAGCTGTTAATCCTATTACAAGTGCTGTTACTGTATCTCATGAAGATACTTCTTCTGTTGCTAATTTAAGTAGTGACAATTCAGGTAATAGTTTCATCCAAGATATCTTTTTTACATTTGATACTTTTGGTCATGTAACTGGTGCATCAGTTATACCAGGAACTGTAATTCCTCCTAATGATTTTGACAGAGCTCAAATTAATCCTGATTCAGGATTTGTATGGGGACCTGCTAATGATCCTACAAATATTCAAATTGCTGAAGCTCCTGGAGATACATTAAACTTTGTAGCAGGAACAGGTATTACTCTTAATGCAAGTACTGTACCTGGTACAGATGCAATAAGAATCACTAACTCTGCTCCTAATGTTGATCAAAATTTATGGTTAACTCTTGAGGCTGATACGGGTGGTGCTATAGCTGCAACAAGTCCTATAGATGCGTTAACAATAACAGGTTCTAATGGTATTAGTACAAATACTACAGGTACAACTTTAACCATAACATCTCCTATAAATAGAGATAGTTCTAGTGTTACTGCTCAAGTTATAGCTTTAGCCACGCCATACAATTTAACACATACTTTAGGTCAACAGTTTGTATCTTTAACTATAATTAATACAGCTACTCAAGGTGATGTTACAGGTAGATTTGATATTATTTATAGTGGTGTTGGTACATACAGTATAGAAGAAAATGATGGATTTACTGGTACAGTAAGAGTATTAGCAATAGGCTAAAAAGAAGTTACAGTTGTTGGTTTCTGTGGCAACAAAGCATTACCCTCACACTTGTGGGGGTTTTGTTTTTTAGTTACATTTGTTAATGTCAATTATTTTTAGTATATTAATATGAAGGAATTTAAACAACCCGATTTAAAAGCACCAAGATTTAGACCTGAAGTGCATAGTATTTTGAATAAACAGTTTTTTAAAGAATTTAAAATAAAACATCCACAGTATAAAAATATAATGGATGCAAAACTTAAAAAAATGATAAAAGAATTTAATAGATTTATTTATCAAAAAATTGTAAATTCAAGAGATGGTGTAGAGCTACCTGAATCAATTGGTTGGTTGTTTATAGGTACATGTCAAGAAAGTAAAAAGAAAAATATTGATTTTGCAAAATCTAAAGAATATGGATTAAAAATAACAAATAAAAATTGGGCAAGTGATGGTAAATTAGCAAAAATATTTTTTACAAATAATGCTCCAAAACATAAAATGAAGAACAGAGAGTTTTGGGGATTTGTAGCTTGTAGGGAATTTAAAAGAAGTGTTTCTAAAGTATATCCTGAAAATTGGAATATGTATAGAGTAATAGAACCAACTAAAAAATTAAAACAAATATATAGTAAAGCAGTTTACAAAGAAATCAGTTTAAAACAAACTGCAAAAAATTTAGTAAACTATAATGAATTTGATATATGACAACAATTGGAGAAGCCATATCAAGAGTTAGAAATACTTTAAAAGCTGTTAAGGAAGACCCTTTTCTTACTGATAGAAATATATATTTTTTATTAACTAAATATGCTAAAACTCTTATTAAAAGAGAAGACAATCAATTTAGATTAATGAAAATTAGTTCTATTTTTAAAGTTCTTCCATATATTGAACTTATTGATGTTGATAAAGTAGAAGCAGGTTGTGTTGGGGTTTACTCTAATTGTTATTTTAAAAGATCAAAAGAAAAATTACCAAGTATATTAAATGGTATGTTTGGTCCTATTATCCGTACAGTGTCTTCAATAGATGGGGGTATAGAAATGTTTAGAACTGATCCAGGTACTTGGGTATCTATAACTAAATCAACAACTTTTAAGTATAACAAAAGACCATACTTTTGGTATCTTAATGGCTATTTGTATGCACCTAATATTGACTGGGACGCAATTAGAATGGAAGCTATATTTGAAAATGATGTTGCATCTTGTGATGATGAATCTTGTTTACCTATTCAAAATCAATCATTTACTATTCCTGAATATCTTTATTCTGAAATAGAGCAATTTATAATTAAAGAATTAACCATGTCTATTCAAGTACCTGTAGATGGTTCTGATGATAGTCAAAATGTATTAAGATAATGAATTTTAATTATACACTTAAATATAGAACATTTGACCAGTTATTGGAAGATGTGTCCATTGATATGAATACATTTGCTTTGGAGAATATGATTGAACCTCAAACTTTAATTAAATTAGTACGAAAGTTAAATTATGATTTAGGTTTAAGAATTAATCAAACTAGTGAAGTATTATTAGATGTTACTCATAGTAAAGTAAAATTACCTGATAATTTTTACACATGGAATTATGCTTTTATTTGTACAGATTATAGAGAGCATGTAGGTTATGATGGATATGTTGGTGGAACTAATATTCAAGAAGTTCCATACAGAGAATTTCCTTCTCAAGTTCATACATGTGGTACTCCCGTAAATGAACCATGTTGTTCTAATGGAAAAGAAGGTATATGTATAACACATGATACAAATAATCCTTATGGTGATACATCTGTTAAACCACGTGTATTTTTAAATTGTAAAAATGAAGCATATGAATTAATTCAAATAATTAATTCAAGTAGCACAAGAATTTTTAGTTCGTTGCTTCCATTAAGAATGAAAGCATCTCAAAACATTGAATGTGATTGCCCAAATCTTTATCATAATACAAGAAATGAAGGTTGGATTGAAAATGGATTTCTTAATACTACATTTGAAACAGGAAAAGTATATGTAAATTATCAAAGTACTTTAGAAGATGAACATGGAAATTTACTTGTTCCAGATCATGAACTTCTTAATGAATATTATGAATATGCATTAAAGGAAAGAATACTTGAAAATCTTTATATGAATGGTGAAGATGTTGCACCAAAATTACAATTAGTTACTCCTAAATTAAGAGCTGCAAGAAATCAAGCACTTAGTCTTGTAAATACACCAAACTTTAGAGAACTAGAAAAAATGTGGGAAACTAATAGAAAAGCAATGTACTCTAAATATTATGATATGTTTAAATCACATACTCCAAATAATTCTTTTCATAGATAGCCTAAAAAAATAGTTTTATAATTATGGCAAAACAACAATCATCTCCAAATAGTGACGAAACTAAATCTTTTGTAAAAGGATTAAATAAAGATTATGATGCTTCTTTTTTACAAGATGGTATGTGGGTACATGCCCGCAATGCAGTTAATAATACAATAGAGGGTGATGCTGGAACTATATCTAATGAATCATCTAATGCTTTATGTAGTAGTGTAGGAAGTGATCTGCCTAATTTAAAACCTTATATTATAGGTTGTATAAATTTATTTTCAGGTAAGTGGTTAATATACTCTGTTATGTACAATGCATCAGATGTTGTTATAACATCAGAGATAGGTTTATTTGAAGAAGACGAATGTAGATATAGACCTATTGTAAGAGATGCTTGTTTAGGTTTTAGTAGATATAATCTTATATCAGGTGCTGCTAGAGAAAGAGATACTTGTGAGTGGCAAGTATATTGGGCTGATGGGTTAAATCCTGATAGATACTTAAATATTGGAGATCCAAAAACTTGGCCACCAACTGATTACTTTTGGAATAGTAATAATCAATATGTTGATATATTTGGTAATATAATATTTTGGCCAGGAGTAGCTTGGAATGAAGTTTCTGTTAGACCTGTACCTGGTGCTCCAGATCCAGATTGTTTAATAACTGATCAAGTTAATACACTAAATTGTGATGCAATAAGACTTGCAACTTTAGTTAAAACTCCTTGTTTAGATATTAGAGCAGGATCACAAGAAGGTGTAATTGAAAATGGATCATATGCTGTTGCAATTGCTTATGTAATTAATAGGCAACGTGTTACTAATTATTTTTCATTAAGTTATATTCAACCAATATTTAATACTATAAATGAAAGAGGTTCATTAGATATTTTTGTTGATGCTGATTCAGAGCATTTTGAAGAATTTGAATTAGTAATAGCTAGATTTAATAATCAAAATGGTAGCATATTACAAATAGGATATTTTTCTACACGACAAGAAACAATAACTATAGATCAAATATCTGAGTCATTACCAAAAATTGATGAAAAAGAATTATTTGGACAAAATCCTGTTTATGAAACATCTGATCAACTAGTAGATGCTGGAAGATATTTATTAAAAATTGGTCCAAGGTCAAGATTTGATTTTAATTATCAACCATTAGCTAATCTTATTAGATCTGAATGGGTCTCTGTTGAATACCCGGAAATGTATTATATAAACGGTGGAAAAAATGCAGGTTATTTAAGAGATGAGGTATATTCATTTTTTATTAGATGGGTATATAATACTGGAGATAAATCTGCTTCATATCATATTCCAGGAAGACCTCCATTAGAATATTTTCCAGGTGTATATGAAAATCTAACATATAATGATCCATTAAATACATTGCCTGGAGATAATTTATTGTTTGAAACAATCAATACTGGTACTGGAATAAGTGTATTACCTATAGATTTAAATGATGGTTATGAAGGAAAAATCGTAGCTAAAGGAGATATGGGTTATTGGGAGTCTTCATTATTATATCCAGATAATCAATATGAAATTTGGAATTCTAGTGCTCATTGTTGGACAGGTAGTGGTGGACAAAATTTTAATACAGATTTAAATACATTTGTAAATGATTTATGTGGTAAACCAATTAGGCATCATAGATTTCCTGATAATTCAGTAGATAAACATTTTAGAAAAAATGTTGATGGTAATTTTTATATAAGATTATTAGGAGTTAGATTTAAAAATATAATACTTCCAAAAGATAATGATGGAAATGATATTCCTAATATTGTTGGTTATGAAATATTAAGAGGTTCTCGACATGGAAACAAAAGCATTATTGCTAAAGGAATGGTAAATAACTTTAGAGACTATGTGATTCAAGGAGAACCTGTAAGTAATTCTATTCAAGGTGTTTATGCTAATTATCCATTTAATTGTGTTGTACCACCTGAAAATCAATTTACTGTTGCTAATGGTATTTCTAGTTATAACTATGGATATAATGATCCGTATATATTAAATAAAAGACCTGTAGGACAATCCACACCTAATCCATTTGATATTGAAAAAGTAAATCAAAATTATATTCAAGATTTATTTAGTTTTCATTCTCCAGATACATCTTTTAAAAATCCGTATCTATCTACAACAGAAGTAAAAATATATGGTCAACTACGTGGTTTAGCAACACAACAGTTTATTGAACCATTGGGTCATCCAAGATTTAAGTTATTATCTACTGATGTATTATATATTGCTTTATTAGGAGGTTTAATAAATGCTATATTAAAACTTTTAGGTGAAGTAAAAATAAATTATCCTGGTGGTAGTTTAATACCTGGTCAAGATTATATTTCTTCAGGAGCAGCCCCTGGACCTTTTATTACTAGTCCTCCAATAGGAAATTCAATCTTTCAAAATACTGTAGGTGTCTCAGCTTCGACTGGGTTAGATGCGGCTCTAGCAAGTTATTTTGGAACACTTGGACCATTTACGGATGCATTTGCAGGTACTAATTTATTACCTGGATTTTTTAATACCGCAGCAAATACTTTACAAGCAGGAGGAGCATATACTCTTCAAACATATGAAAAAACATTTACAGGAAGTCAACTTCTACCACCATTTCTTGCAGCTAGTATTGGTGGAACAATTGGTGAGGCTTTGTTTTATTTTATTGAAGGTATGCAAGAAACAGCAAGACTTGTTTATAATTTAATTCCTTTTAAACAATATGCATTACAACAAATAGGTCATGGTAATTATGATCAATTAATAAATCCAAATATTTCAAGATATAGATATGTAATGGCAACTGGTATTTATGTATACGATGAAGTCCAAGAATTTCCTGAATATATAAATTCAACTACTAGTTTATCTGTAAGATATAGAATTAATAATTCTAAAAGACCTAAGATGCCTGTATTAAGATTAGAGTATAATACAGGTTTTAATGCAGGTCCAAATTTTATTCCAGATCCAAATAATCCATTATATAGTCGTGATAATAGTTTAATGACTTTATCTAATGCTATAAATCAAAATCCTGGAACAGGTCTATCATATACTGATACAGGAAAATTAATTCCATTTAAAAGTAATATTGCTAGTTATTATGCTGGATTAAAATATTCTATTAAAAATCAATATGGTCAATTAGCTAATATTCAACAGATAGTTTGTACACCATGTGAACAAAGATTAGAAAATGCTAATGTTGCAACAACACAATATCCTGCATGTGGAAATAATCAATTTGTTTTTAATACCATTTCTTTAACAGATGTTTTTTTTGGTGGTGATACTTATGTAAATAGATTTACTGAAAAAAATATAATGCCGTTTTTTTATGATTGGTTGTATGATAGACCAGATGGATATGAGTATAATTATTATTTAAATCCAATGATACCATTTCCAAGATTTTGGGTAAACAGTGAACCATGGGATCCAACAGAATTTAATTTAACTAATATAATAGCCACAATACAAGGAACTACTACAGGATCAGGTTTATTACCCAATAGTTATTTTAAGTTAGATAATACTAATTTTAATGCTAATTTAAATATTACTGGTTTTTATCCAGGTCTTTTTTTTCCAGCTAGATCTTACTTTTATACATCAGCAAGTGGGATAAGAGATTTTTTTGTTGAATCACAAGTTCTTGTTGATTTTAGAGGTAGAGGGACATTTCCTTATGAACAATTTTATGATAAATTTAAGTATACAAACTTAAATGATTTATTTAGTTCTAATCCTCAAATATTGACAAGAGGTAATTTTTATAATTATGATTACTCATTGAGTTCTTCTAGATTTGTTTTTAATCAATACTATACACAAGGTGTTTTACAAAATGCAAATTACAATCCTCAACAATCAGAATTATGTTACGTCTATTACCCAAATAGAATTCAATATTCATTACCACAAAGTATTGATAATAGATCTGATGGATGGTTAACATACTTGCCTAATAATAGAGTTAATTTTCAAAATAAAATTAATGGTATAACAGCATTTGCTAAAACAGGTATTTTAATTACATTTAAAGATGCTTCACCACTTTATTATCAGGGTGTTGATCAATTACAATTAGGTTCAGGAACAGCAATTACTATAGGAAATGCGTTATTATTTTCACAGGCTCCACAACTTTCAAGTAATGCAAGTAGAACATATGAATATGGATCATCTCAAGATAGATTATCTATGATATCAACTCCTGTAGGTATATATTTTATTTCACAAAATCAAGGTAAAATATTTACTTATGGTGAGGGTATTCAAGAAATATCTCAAGCATCAATGAAATGGTGGTTTGAACAATTTTTACCTTATAAATTAATAGAAGATTTTCCTGAATTTCCATATATAGATAATCCTGTAGCTGGTATTGGTTGTTCTGCTAGTTATGATAATGATAATTCAATACTGTTTTTTTCTAAAAAAGATTATAAATTGAAATCTGAATATATTGGTAAAATAACATATAGTGAATTAGACTTATTTTATTACGATGAAAGAGAGTTGAGTTTTAAACTAGGAGATCCTAGATTTTTTGAAAATGCATCATGGACAATAAGTTATGATCCTAAAAATCAAATGTGGATTAGTTTTCATGATTGGCATCCAGAATTATATATGCCAGGAAAAGGAAATTTTCATACAACCAAAAGTGGTTCTATTTGGAAACATAACGAAAGTTGTAATGATTATTGTAATTTTTATGGTATTCAATATCCTTTTGAAATTGAATTACCTGTATCTACCGGTCAAAATATAAATACACTTAAAAGTATTCAATATATTTTAGAGTGTTATAGAAGAGATCAGAAACAATGTTTTGATCAATTTCATATATTAGATTATAATTTTGATCATGCTGTTATATACAATACAGAACAAGTTTCGGGTTATCTTAATCTTAATTTGTATCCTAAAAATGATATAAATCTTAGTTTAAAATATCCAATAGTAAATTCAAATTCTATAGATATATTATTTTCTAAAGAAGAAAATAAATACAGATTTAATCAATTCTGGGATATAACAAAAGATAGAGGGGAATTCCCGCAAGGATCAGATTATCCTCCAACAGGACCTTTGATACCAGGTACTACAACTTTATTAGGTAATTATTCAGAAGAGTTTATTTGGATTACACAATCAAATGGTTATATAAAAAACTTAAATTCTAATAATTTAAATTATAATAAAAATCAATTACAAAGAAAAAAATTCAGACATTATATTAATTTTATATCTTTAGTAAAGAAGAATTCTAGAAATACAAATATGATTATTAAAATATTAAATACTAAAAATCAATACTCTCCTAGATAATGGGTTACAATAAAAAAATATTATCCGATGCAATAAAAAAGTTGAATGAAAGAAAAGCTCCTTCTAAACCTAAAGATATTCCCTTAGATGTAAAGGGTAAAGGTATGTTAGATTCTAGGTTTGCAGGAAAACCTGTAAAACTTAATACAGATACTTTATATAATCCAACTCCTTATCAAATAAAAGCTGTATCTGATAATGGTATTGAACATATACTAAATCCATTTGATGAATCTAATGTTTATTTTCCTGGAGCTACCACAATAACTGAGTACCCTATTGGAGAATATACAGATAAATATCTTACAGATAAAGAAATAGAAGAATATAGAAGAGGAGGATACATAGTAGAAGAACTAGATGACTTTGCTGAAGGTGGACAACCTTGTCCAGAAGGATTTCAAAGAGATCCTGTAACAGGAGAGTGTTTACAGATTGCTCCTATAGTGCAAAAACCACCATGGTATCCAGAGGAGAATGTTAATCCTGCAGCTTATGTAAGTGGTTTCCGAGGAGGTAATCCTAAAATGTATAAGTATGGTTTTTTAGATAGTGATCAAGGAAATATTGTTGGAGGTGGAGGATTTGGTTTTCCTAAACCAGGAATACACTTAAATGCTTTAGGTGTATTACCAATATCAGCTAATGATAGACAATATTTTAAAGGTGCATATGAAGCTGGTATTTCTAAAGATTTTAAAAATTTAAATCTTGGCTTAGGAGTTGGTACTGCTATCACAGGATATCCAGGAGAAAATGGTTTTGTTAGAGATCCTATTAAGCTTCAACCTAAATTAAATTTAAGATATAATTTTGAAGAAGGTGGAATAATAGCTGATTTGTCTACAGATCAAATTCAAGAATATGCTAAAGGTGGTTATATAGTAGAAGAATTACCCGAGATGCAACCAGGTGGACCATTTAAACCTGGTAAAGGGTATAAAACTCCTACTCTTTCTAAAGATCAATTAGCTACTATTAAAAAAGAAGTAGCTAAAGCAAAACCAGTTGTAGCTAAAAAACCAGTTGTTAAAAAACCTTCAACATCTAGTTTTGCAGATAGAGAAGCTCAAGTAGAAAAAGAGAATAAATTAAAAGGAATTGAAAATAAAGCAGTAGATGAAGCTACATGGATTGCTGGTAGAGACCGTTATAATAAAGAACAGTTATCAGCTGCTTTAAGTGGTATAGGTGAGATTACAGGTATAAATTCTGCTATAAGAACAGGAGAAAGAATAATAGATGATCCTTTAAAGTTTGCAGGTGATTTAACTACAGGTATAAGTCAAGTTCCTGAAACTCTTGTTGAAGGTGCTATGACAGCAGGTAGTTATTTATTTGGAGATAATAAAAATTATGTAGACGTTGACACAGATGCATTAGGTGTTGCTGCTGATGTTATTGATGCTTTACCAGTTATTGGTACAACAGGTAAAGTTATAGGTAAAGTACTAAGTAAAGGTAGTAAAAATCTAGCAACTAAAGTAGACAATTTAATATATCCAACGAGAGCATATAGATCAGAAGGTGTTGCTGTTGATCCTAAAAGATTTAGTACAAAAGATGAAGCTACTAAACAATTAGCTCAAAAAGTTGGTAAAAAAGGTGATTGGGCTACTAAAGATCTTGAAGAATCTTATCAATATTTAAGAGGTTTGGGTTTTGATGAATCCCACGGTTTATTAAGTGGTAACGATGTAAAATTTACCGAATATAAAATACCATTTTGGAAAAAAGATGTTTCTGTAGATCCTGATGTTATTGCATTAAAAAAATTACAAGGAGCAAAGATAAATTCTAATGAATATACAGTACCTAGTAATACAGCTTTAGATAGATTTCTTTATCCAAGAAGAACAAATATTATTAAAGGTATTCCTGAACATGTAAAATCACAAAAAATATATCCTCCACAACTCCCAGAAGGTATACAAACATACCATAAAGGTACAATACCTAGGATGCCGGATCAAGAAATATTTTCATCACCTGCATATAAATATGTTGAAGATCAGTTAAATGCAGTAACTGGTCATGAGATACCAATTACACATGAATGGAATTCAAAAGATATTCCAATGACTTATTGGCAACAACCACAGTTTGCACCAAATGAAGGTGTAGGTAAATTTACAAGATTCTCATCTTCATCACCAACTACTTCTAAAAATATTTTATCTGATTATAGAAATATTGAAGAGCTTAGGCTAGCTAATAAAATGAAAGATTATGCTGATGCAAATAAAAACTTTGCAACTTTATTTCCTGATAAACAAATATTTAATCAAACAAAAAAAGAAGCAGCAGATTTATTAAATAAATACAAACCTGAGTTTATTAAAAAATTTGGTAAAGGTACTGATGAAGAAGTTTTACTTTATGGTGCTCATAAAGATTTAGGAGATCTTCCAACAAATCAAAATTTTTTAGCTGATGATGAATTTGCTAAGTCAGCAGGTTTAACAAATAATTTATCTAATCAAAATAAATTTTTAAGTGATGCCTATCAATTAGAATTTTCTGGTCATTTTAATAAAAATCTACAGACCGGTGATAACAGACAATTTTCTGAATATTTATCTGATCAATTTGAACCTGTAATAACTACTAATAAATTAAATAGACCTGTTCAGGTAAAAAGAACATCTAATTTTAGTAGACCAATAAAAACAATGAGAGAAGGTAATCCAGAACCTATCATGTTAAAATATGATGAATTACAAGAAGGTGATATAATTTATCCAGAACATAACTGGAGTACAACTTCAGATATAGAAGGTGATGTATGGGGAAGTGGAAGTCCCACATCTAAAGTAGCTCGTATTAATTTACCAGCTGGTCAAAGCACACTTAGACCAAATATGTATAAGGGTACACAATATGCAAATGAAGAAGAGTTAGTATTACCTTCTAAATTAGGATATAAAGTTAGTGGGATTAATCCTCAAGGATTTGGAGATGACAATCCTAGATTTATTTTTGATGCATTTGGGTCATATAAAAATGGTGGTTATATTAATAAAATGTCAAAAGGTGGAGAATCTTCTAAAGTTATATCTTATTTAATTTCACAAGGGTTAACTAAACAACAAGCTGCTGGTATTGCTGGTAATTTACAACAAGAATCTTCATTTAGACCAAATGCAAAAGGTAATTTAGGACATATTGGTATTGCTCAATGGGATAAAAATGATAGGTGGCCTAAAGTTAAAAAATATATTGAGTCACAAGGATTAGAACCTTTTAGTTTAGATGGTCAACTTGCAGGACTAGTTTGGGA